GTGAAAAACTGTTAGCGACAAAACGCGATCTTAAGTTTGATCCACGAACACAATACTTAGAAATATACCCTCAACCTGGCTCAAGTAGATTTTACGGCGTTATATCATGTTGGTTAGAGCGACCGTTACGTGATTTAATAAAAGAACAATGGGTGTATGAATATGCATTAGCATTAACAATGATTACAGTAGGTAGAGTGCGTAGTAAATTTACTGGTGTTAACCTACTTGGTGGTGGTAGCCTAAATTACGACTTACTTGCAGAGGGTACATCGAAGAAGAAAGAGCTTGAAGATATGCTTACTACTGGTGCTTCAGCTGGTTACGGAGACGCTGATCCTTGTATGTTCTTTTTGGGTTAGTATTTATTCAAAATAATGAGGATTACTGTCACCTTACCATAAATAAATATATGGATAAGAAGTATTTTATTTTACTAAAACAACATATGAAAACAGGATTAAAATATCTTTGCTTTCATCACGGTACAAAGGATAATTGTTTTAAATATACAGGCTCTGGTACATATTGGAAAAAACATATTACTAAGCACGGGACAGATTTAATTAGCACCATTATATTGTTTGAATCAACAACAAAAGATGAAATACGTGATCAGGGGCTAAAATATTCAGATCTTTGGGATGTTGTTAATTCAAAAGATTTTGCTAATCTTGTACGGGAGGATGGATCTGGAGGGCACGAAGCAATGCATACACCTGAAGTACGTGAAAGAGCAGCTAATACACTTAGAACGAGGCTAATCGCAGGTAATAGAACTAAAAAGGAGCGACAAAAGGGTATAAATCAAAGTATACGTATTAAAGAATACGGATTTACAGAAGCAGAGATTAAAGCTCAAAAAGAAACAAGTATACGTCAGTCAGGCAAGACAATGAAAGAACGTCTTAATGATCCTAACTATATTGATTCACGTAAGGGTAAATCAGCAAAAGAAATATTTGGAGAAACATATAAAGGACCGTGGAATAAGGGAAAGACAGTAAATGAATTAAAAGGACGAGACTATATAGATCCCAGATGCAAACCCTTTATAATTACTTCACACTTAGGTACGTATAAATATAATAACGAACGAGAATTTTTATCTACGACTAAGATTTCACCGGTAACACTAACAAAATTAAAACGTAACGGTAAATATGTAGTGAAGCGTCAATCTAATACCTTACATATATTTAGACACGGTGAAACAATATATTATAACGAATTAAAATGAGTTCTAATTACAGACAAGGTAAGTTTACACCTATTAATAAAGATAAATTTATTGGTGCATACGCAAACTATAGATCTGGACTTGAGCTTAAATTTATGAGATTTTGTGATAATAACCCTAATGTAATTAAATGGGGTTCAGAAAATGTGGTTATACCGTATATAAGTCCATTAGATGGTAGGGTACACAGATATTATGTAGATAACTTTGTTATAATAAAAGAAGGTAATCTAATTAAAAATTATTTAATAGAAATTAAGCCTTCTAAACAAACACAACCACCTAAAACTAAATATAAAAATAAGGCTCATCTAATATATGAACAATCAACATGGGTTGTAAATTCTGCTAAATGGGCAGCTGCTCGTGAATTATGTAAGAAAAGAGGGTTTGAGTTCTTAATTCTTACAGAAAAGGACCTTAATTAATAGATTTTTATACATTTAACATAAATATAATTATGGCATTAAAGCTTAATCTATTAGTAGAAAAACCAGCGTTAGACGATCAGTTTGAATACGTCGTCGAAGAGAGTAACAGAAACGCTCCATCAACGTTATTCATTAAAGGTCCGTATATGATGGCGGAGGGTGTTAATAAGAATAAACGTTTATACCCTATTGATGAACTAAGACAGGAAGTTAAGCGTTATAATGAAGAAATGATTGTCCCAGGGAGAGCTATGGGAGAGCTTAATCATCCAACGACTGCTGATGTTGATCTCGAACGTGCTTGCCATATTGTTACAGAGATGTATGAAGATAATAATGTCTTTTACGGTAAATCAAAAGTTCTTTCTACACCATGTGGATTAATAGTTAAATCTCTTATTAATGACGGTGTTAAGGTAGGTATGTCTTCAAGAGCTCTTGGAACACTTGAAGAAGGTTCCACACATAACACAGTAAGAAACCTTAAACTTGTTGCTGTTGACTGTGTCGCAGATCCATCATTTCCAAAAGCTTTTGTTAATGGCATTCTTGAATCCAAACAATGGGTAGTTGCTGTTAATGGTAAGTATGAAGAAGTTTATGAAAACTTTGAAAAATCAATCGCTAACTTACCTCGTAGAGATGCAGAATTTTTCCTAAGAGAACAAATCTTAAAATTCATACAATCTATATAAATAATAATATGGCAAAAAAATTAGCTAAAAAAGATTACGATAAAGACGGTAAGGTAGAGGCACCTGCAGAAGAATACAAAGGTGCTAAGTCTAAAGCTATTGCAAAAGCAATGGGTAAAAAAAAGAAAAAAGCACCTATTACTGAATCAGAAGGTGTTGTTGCATTTATTAACGCAATTTCTTCTAAAAACTACGCACAAGCCAATAAATATTTACATAGCGTTATTGAAGACAAACTTCAACAGAGAATTAGCGCATCGTTAAACGAACCACTCTTCTAATATGAAAGTTAATAATATACTACCCGACGAAGCAACACAGATTCTCTCTGAAGAATCTCTACAAGTTATTGAGAGTGCTTTCAGTAAGAAACTTCAATTAACTGTTGAAGCTGCTCTTACTGAACAGGATGATCTTTATGCAAAGAAACTTGAGCAACTTATTACTGCTATTGATAAAGATCATACAACTAAACTAAAAAGAGTTGTAGAAGCAGTTGATAAGAATAATGCTAATAAACTTGTAAAGGTTATTAAAAAGTACGAAAGAGAGCTTACAACAGAAGCTAAACAATTTAAATCAACACTTACAGAAGCTATTTCTAATTACTTGGAAGAGTTTCTTGATGAAGCTATTCCTGCTCAAGCAATTGCTGAAGCAACTAAAAATAGAACAGCAAGAGAAGTTCTCGGTAATCTTCGTAAGGTACTAGCTATTGATTCTGCTCTCATGAGTGAATCTGTACAAGGCGCTGTTGTTGATGGTAAGAATCAAATCGATGCTCTTACAAAACAAGTTCAAGAACTTACAAAAGAAAATACACTTGTTAAAGAGAGTTATTTCAAAACAAAAGCTTCTCTTCTTATTGAAACTAAGACTGCTGGTCTTTCAGATAAAAAGAAAGAATACATCAAAAGAGTTCTTAGTGACAAGACTCCTAAGTTTATCGAAGAAAACTTCGATTATACTCTTAGATTGTTTGATAAAAAAGAAAGAGAAAATATTGACATCCTTAGAGAAGAAGCATTTAGCACTCGTAGTGTTAAAGCAGATGCTCCAGTCTTAAAGGAATCAACACAACAAAAACAAACTATTTCAGGAAATCCGTACCTTTCAGAGATGCAAAGGTATAAATAATATAAGTTAAAGATTTTTAGCCCTGAACATTGAGGTCCATATTAGTGACCTGAGTAATTGAAAGGAAAAACAAATATATAATTATGAGAAACATACGTCCAACACAATCATTCGTCGATAAGACAAGAGCGGACCAACTTCTTGAGAAGTGGGCACCGATTCTTGACTTTAAGTCAGATTCCGTTAAGGAAATTCGTGATGAAAATACTCGCCTTAATACAGCTATGCTACTTGAGAACCAAGAAGCATGGTGCTTCCAAGAATCCAACGCTAATAGCGGTGGTGTTTTTGGTGCTAACGCAGGTGTAGGTGGTTTCAATGGTAATACGCAAATTAATTCTACTGACTCTTATGCCAGTGGTGATGCGCGTCTTCCAAAGATCCTCATTCCGATGATCCGTCGTACATTCCCAGAACTTATCTCTAACGAGATTGTAGGTGTTCAACCGATGTCAGGTCCAGTAGGCCTTGCATTTGCTCTTCGTTACGCATACCAATCCCAGAACCTCGGTTCCGGTATCGATGGTGGCGCAACAGGTGGCGGTGTAGGTGGTAACTATCCAGGTAACGCAGGCGCACAATACGGTGGTAACACCGGTGCTATCGGCGCTAACGAACTTGGTTACCAATACCTCGACACTCGCTTCACTGGTTCTAGCTCCGCTAGACTTAGTGGTAACAGTGCATGGACATTCTCTGATCAAGATCGCGGCGTAGCCAACATCTTATCAGCGTTTGAAATCACAGGTAACATCCCGCAAATCGAAGTCAAGTTTGAGAAAACAGCTGTTGAAGCTGGTACTCGTAGACTTGGCGCACGTTGGTCCGTCGAACTTGAG